AGTAACTAACGAAAAGTTTGCTGCTAGAGATGCAGGAACAGATGGTAATAATTTAAAAGTTGTTATCGTTGATAAAGTTGCTGATAGCAAAATGGTTAAAGCTGGTCACAGTTTATCAGTTGGTGATACACTTAGTGATGGTGCAACAACAGATCACGAAGTTACAGTTGTTATTGATGCTAACACAGTTGGTATCAAAGAAGGTGGTGGTACAGCAGTAACTGGTAACGGATTTACTAAGTCTGCATTTACAGCATCTGACTGGAACGCACTTCCAATTGGAGACACAGGTTTAACTTACAAAGCAATTGGTGCTAGACCAGGCACAAGTGCATACGCAGCAGAAAGATTTTTATCTGCTGATGAAGTTCATGTTGCAGTTGTAGACACATCAACTAATACAGTTGTAGAAAGATTACTTTTCCTCTCTAAGTTATCAGATGGTAAGACTCCAGAAGGAGCATCAGCATACTGGAAAGATTATGTTAATGAGTTTTCTGAATATATTTACGCAGGAGCAGCATTAACAAGTTCTGGTGCTGGTCATGAACTTACAACTGCTGGAGAAGACTCAGGTGCAACAGCAGCATCTTACGGAGCAACATCAGCAGCACCTAAAGTGATGGCATATATCACTACAGATGCTGGAGGAAATCTCTCAGGTGGTACAGATGATTATGCTTATACTGCAGGAGAGATTGCTGCTGGATACAATTCATTCTTAGATACAGAAGAAACAACTGTTGATTTTGTTCTTATGGGTGGATCAATGAGTAATGAGACAGACACAATTGCTAAGGCAAGTGCTGTTGCTGGAGTTGCTAATACAAGAAAAGATTGTATCGCATTCCTCTCACCTTACACTGGCAACCAAATTGCTACATCAGGTGGAACTGCACTTACACCAGCATTACAACTAAGCAATACAATTGATTTCTTTGACAACATTGCTTCTAGTTCATATGTTGTTAAGGATAGTGGAATCAAATACACATACGACAGATTCAACGACAAGTATCGTTACATCGGTACTAACGGTGATATTGCTGGATTATGCGTATCAACTTCCGCAATCCTAGATGATTGGTATTCACCAGCAGGAACTAACCGTGGTGGATTACAAAATGTAGTTAGACTTGCATTTAATCCTAACAAGGCAGCAAGAGATGATTTATACACAGCGTCTATAAATCCTGTTGTATCATTGCCTGGTACTGGTCCTATACTATTTGGAGACAAGACTGCTCTTTCTTCACCATCTGCATTTGATCGTATCAATGTTAGACGTCTCTTCCTTAACATAGAGAAGAGAGCAAAAGCTCTTGCTGAAGGAGTATTATTTGAGCAGAATGATTCTATTACTAGAAACGCATTCACTGCTTCAATTTCTTCTTATCTAACAGAGGTTCAAGCACGCAGGGGTGTAACAGACTTTCTAGTCGTTTGTGACGAAAGTAACAACTCCCCAGAGGTTATTGATCGTAACGAATTTGTTGCAGAACTATACCTCAAGCCAACTAGGTCAATCAACTTTGTAACAGTCACAGTTACTGCTACAAGAACTGGCGTATCTTTCGCTGAAGTAGTTGGTAGATAATCACATTACAAAAACATAACGAGGTAAAAAAACAATGGCAAGTTCAAATGTCAGTTCATTTATACAAAGGGTTGGGCAAGGCGTCAAACCCAATATGTTCATGGTGGATGTAAATTTTCCTGGTTCATTAGGTAAGAGTGCTGATGACCTAGAAACTACAAACATCATGTGCAAGTCTGCTGCATTACCAGGTTCTAACTTGGGTGTAATAGAAGTTCCTTTCCGTGGAAGAACAGTTAAGATCGCTGGTGACCGCACCTTTGATACTTGGACTGTAACATTCTTCAACGATAAAGATTTCAAACTTCGTGCATTCTTTGAAGAGTGGGCAAATAAAATCAATACTCATGAAGCAAATACTTCTGAGTTGTTTACACCTAATAGTAGCACTGGTTACACTGCAGATCTAAAAGTTAAGCAACTTGAAAAAGATGATACTACAACAGGATCTGTTCTTAGACAGTACACTCTATTCTATTGCTTCCCAACTAATGTTTCTCAAATTGATCTTGCTTATGATAGCAATGACCAGATAGAGGAATTTACAGTTGAGTGGCAGTATTCATACTTCAAGGCAGAAGGTGGAGTTAGAGCTGGCGTTTCTAACATTCCTGTGGTATAATAAATAGAAAGAAGAAGCATACTATAAAGTAGGTAGTCATGAGTCAATTATTTGGCTTCCAGATTAATCGCAAGGAGGGTCGGAAGGGTCAATCCCCCGTCCCTCCTAATGCTGATGAGGCAATTGCCATAGCAGCTGGCGGTTATTATGGGACATATGTAGATACGGATAATCAAGCTCGCAATGAGTTTGAGATGATTCGTCGTTATCGTGATATGGCATTGCATCCAGAAGTGGACAGTGCTGTAGATGAAGTTGTGAATGAGTTTGTTGTAAGTGATGCTCATGATACTCCAGTAGAAGTAAATCTAGATAATCTAGATGCTGGAATGGGAGTCAAGAGAAAAATTAGAGACGAGTTTGAATATATCAAACGTCTTTTAAACTTTGACAATCGTGCACATGAGATTATTAGGTCTTGGTATATTGATGGTAGATTATTTTATCATAAAGTTATAGATCTAGATAATCCAAAGAAAGGTATTACAGAACTTAGATACATAGATCCACTAAAGATCAAGAAAGTTCGTCAAAAAATTAACGATAAACCAAAAGATTCTTTTGGACAACAACAAATAAAAGGTACTGCATTAGAATATGAGTACGGAACATTTGTAGATTATTACCTCTATAATCCAAAAGGTTTTTATAAAGGTGGTGTTTTAGGACCTATTGGAGACATGTCTTTATCCAAAGGTGTCAAGATGGCAATAGATTCTATTACATTCTGCCCATCAGGATTACAAGATTTAAACAAGAGAATGACTCTTGGTTTCTTACACAAGGCAATCAAGTCTCTTAATCAACTTAGAATGATTGAAGACTCTCTAGTTATATACAGACTTTCTCGTGCACCAGAGCGTAGAATATTTTATATTGATGTAGGTAACTTACCAAAAGTAAAAGCAGAACAATATCTCCGTGACGTCATGGCACGTTACAGAAACAAATTAGTTTATGATGCTAGTACTGGTGAGATGCGTGACGATAAAAAGCACATGAGTATGCTTGAAGACTTCTGGTTACCTCGTAGAGAAGGTGGTAGAGGAACAGAGATTACTACATTGCCAGGTGGTCAGAACCTAGGTGAACTCAAGGATGTTGAGTATTTTAAAAAGAAATTATTTAACAGTT